TCTAAATATTTCTGTGTGTTAGCCATTCTGTGTTCACCAGTCCTAACTCCCTGTCCCTGATGTCGTGGGGTGTGATGTGACGGACTGCTATATTAAGGCGTGTTCGGTTTCGTGCGATACGTATGAAGTGTCTTAGGTGGGATGATATGTCTCTTAGGTCTGGGTTTACTATGCACATGTATGTAGCGATTCCTCTGCAGCTGAATTCGTATATGCGTCCGATGCGTGTGGAAGTGTTGTATCCGTAGTTGGATTCGAATACAGCTTTGTATGTATTTCCTATATGGAATTCCATGGATTTTGTAAGTATATATTGTGTAGCGTTTAAAATCATTAAAAAATGTGTTTTTAGATAACAAGTTGAAACGGATGGATTTGATATTGTCAATAATTATATTTGTATCTGTTTTGGTTGTGTATTTGCATGTGAGTAGTCATTTGTCTGTGAGTAGTGATATGGATGTGTATACGGTATTGAATATTCCTGGTGAGAAGCTTGATGAGTTATGTGGGTCTAAGCAGCCGTTTGTTGCTAAGAATGATATGAATCCTCTGCATGGTGTCGTTCGTGGTGCGTTGGATGGAATTGATGAGTTTTGTGTGCGTACGACGGGTGCGTATGATGCTGTAGATGTTCCACCGTTGATGGTGGGTCGTTTGAAGGCTGATAAGTTGTTTTCTCGTAGTGGTGATGTTGGGTCTGTAAAATACTATAGTTGTGGTAATTGGGAAGGTTCTCGTGCGTCACTTGTAGATGAGGGTGTTGTATTGGGTCGAGATGATTTTTTCTCTCCTCCGATGACTGTTTGTTCGACGAGTGATTTTATAATGGGTGAGATGGGTGCGTGTACGTCTCTTCGTTATGAGGTTGCTCATCGTACTTTCCTGTATGCTTTTGACGGACGTTGTACGGTCGTTCTGTCGCCTCCCGACCGTTTTGATAAGTTGGGTGTTATTAAGGATTATGAGTTGTTTGAGTTTCGTTCTTCGCGTGATCCGTCTTCTCTTTTAGATAAGGATGTTATGCGAGTTGATTTGGAAGTGGGTGATACTCTTTATGTGCCACCTTATTGGTTTTACTGTATTCAGTTGGGTGCTGATGCGAAGGTCCATCTTTTTCAGTATTATACTGCTCTTAATGTGTTGAGTACTATGAATCATCATTTGCTTCATCAGCTTCAGTTGAACAATATTAAGTTTGGTTATGATAGTGCTAAGCCGATTGATTTTGGTCCTTTGAATGATGAGGTTGTGGGTGATGATGATGTTGTGGGTGATGATAAGGTTGATGATGAGGCAAGTAAGAAGAATAAGAATAAGAAGAGTAGAAAGAAGAGTGTTGTGTTTTCTGGTGGGGTTGATGGGGGTGATGTTATTTCTCAAAAGTGAATTTTCTAGTCTTCTAGTGTATGATATGTAATATGTCCTGGTAGATTGCTGGGTCACTATGTGTGACGGGTGGTGGCATGATGAAGTTTTTTCATGATATTCACTAGAACACTAGAAGGATAAGTAAACATCTGTTTTTTCACATATTTACATCGAAAGTTTAGATATAAAATATGTTGAATATGTATCGCCATGCCCTGTGCCTATTGCCACAAGCCTGGTCACAATCGAAAAACATGTGGTGAATATTTGAATACAATTTCGGCAGGGTTATGCTGTCCTAAATGCGAATGCGATTTCAACCAGAATCCGTTCGCGATGCTTAATTGTGGACACCCGATGTGTCTCGAGTGTGTTATAAATATGGGTGTTGGTTCAGGTGATTGTTGTGTTGATTGTATAACTGAAGAGTCGGTACAGTTTGATATGGTTGATGTTGAGTTTGATGCGATTCCTCCTCTCACACCGTTTCGGTCACAAGAACAAGAGTCTCCACCGACTAGTCCGAGTAAGAGTAGTGACATTGTCGAAGTGACCCAGCATGGGGTTCTTTATTGCCGGCGTACGAATACGTATATTTACAATCGGGTTCGATTTAATACCCTTCGTGCTGCTATAAATTGTCGTAAGGCTCATTTATTGATTGGTAATCCTACTTCATCGGTTGGTAAGGGTGTATATATTTATAATAGTAACAGTTATAACAGTCTCGAGACGTTGCGTCGTGCTCATTCTATGGACATAACAGAATTTGTGACGAGTAATGATATTGGATTATGTGTTGGCGATGATGTGTAATTGTGTATTAGATAACTTTGCAAAATTGAAAGGTTATATAATCGATATGATGTTTGTATAAATAATTTATAAGATATGTTTTCAAGAAGAGATAAATCATTAAGTCCTGTTGTTTCCACGACACGTGTTTCGTCAAGTTCTGTTCTTCCTCTTGCTGAGAATAATGTTATGTTGCGTGACATTTACTATAAGGAAGTTCCGGATCCTGGGTTGGATTCCGTTGAGTTTAGTGGTGATGATGATGATGTCCATCACTATATGAAGCAACGTGATGCTTCGGTGCTTTCTATGATTATTCGGGATGCTTGCGGTATTCCTCAGGAATATGAGACGATGATTTCCAAATGTTTTCCAATTTCCCAAACATTTATAGGTTCTAATCTCTATGCGGACCCTCTTTATTTCCCATGTGATCGGTATTTGGATAGCTTCTACACTCCTGATTCTGATTACTATATTTATGCTACGGGTACATATATGTTCATTTTCCCCGAGGCGGGTGTGCGAATTTCTGGATCGAGAGATTTCGTGGATGGTATTCCGTATTTTAAATCGATAGTGAGTGGGCGGTTTATGGAGAAGGCTACTACTTTGCCGATTGTGTTGTCGGATGTTCCACATGATATGGGAGATGGGGTAAGTCGTTTGAGTTTTGTTGCTGGTCCTACTGTGTATGTATGTCACACATCACTTGATTCGATTTTATATGATGATACAGGTGCGGATAATGTGAATAGTAGCAGTATAACGGCATCACTTCGGCATCATATAAGTAATGCTCTTTCGAATAGTTATACATAATTTTCCTAAATATATACATTCTTCGAAACAACAAAAAAAAACAAAAAAAACAATAACAATAACAATAACAAAAACAATAACAATAACAAAAACAAAAACAAAATATCTCTTAAGAGGGTGGTTCTAATTTAGGTGAGAGATTTTTTGACTTAATCTCTACATCTATATAGTACTCGAGTGTTTCTAAGTTCTCGAATATAGTATCAATATCATCACCGATTGATAGAGAACCATGTCGTTCGAGTCCCACAATATCATGGTCTTTTAGACGCCAGAAGCAGTCGCTTGCTAGGTTGATAGATCCTGCGTGATGGTATTTGACATTTTTACCTATTTTCCCCACGTTTATTTCGGGGAATATTTTTTTTATGTTGTTCAATTCGTTACTTTTTTCGGTGCCGATGAATGCTGTGATATTTGGTGGGTGAGCGTGTACTACAAATGTGTCTTTGTCAAAGTTGGTCGCATGGGTCTGGAGGAATGAGTGTATGCGTACTTCGCGCGACGGCTGGTATTTGTATGTGTGATTGAATGTTATTCTGTCCTGTGTGGGGATGCGATATTCCCTTTTCGGTTCGTCTTTATTAGAATGTTCATATTGCGGGTTGAGTATATTCGGATCAAAGTTTACACGGAGTATTTGGTCTTCGTTTATTTCATTTTTTTTGATGGACCCGGCGGATATGTAAAAGTGGTTTTCGTTCTTCGGTTTGAAGCTGACATTGCCGTCGCGCGTGCTGATGAGTCGCTTGTCATATAGTTTTTTCATGGCGTCAACTATATGCTTCTTAATAGACATATGGAATAGGTGAATATTTTATTGATAAGAACAATCCGCTATTTTCCATCCGCTTGCGGAGGAGTTGATTGCCGCGGTGTTCCATCCCCTGCGGGTGGGGCGTGTGCTGGAGGAGTACGAATACGTATATTTACAATCGGGTTCGATTTAATACCCTTCGTGCTGCTATAAATTGTCGTAAGGCTCATTTATTGATTGGTAATCCTATTTCATCGGTTGGTAATCCTATTTCATCGGTTGGTAATCCTATTTCATCGATTGGTAAGGGTGTATATATTTATAATAGCAATAGTTATAACAGTCTCGAGACGTTGCGTCGTGCTCATTCTATGGACATAACAGAATTTGTGACGAGTAATGGTATTGGATTATGTGTTGGCGATGATGTGTAATTGTGTATTAGATAACTTTACAAAATTGAAAGATTATATAATCGATATGATGTTTGTATAAATAATTTTTACTATACCGAAGCATATTAAAAGCATGTTTGGAGAGTTTCTTAAAACACCGAAATACACAGAAATAGCGACTTTGGAAGGGCATACAGAAGTTGTGAATTGTCTCACTCTTCACGAGAACAAATTGTATTCTGGGAGTTTGGATAAAACTATCCGTGTTTGGAATACAGAAACTTACGAATTGGTCGCGACTTTGAGAGGGCATACTAAATGGGTGAATTGTCTTACTCTTCACGAGAACAAATTGTATTCTGGGAGTTTGGATAAAACTATCCGTGTTTGGAATACAGAAACTTACGAATTGGTCGCGACTTTGATAGGGCATACTGATTGTGTGAATTGTCTCACTCTTCACGAGAACAAATTATATTCTGGGGGTAATGGTGTGATTCACATTTGGAACACAGAAACTCACGAAGAAATAGCGACTTTGAGAGGGCATGCTGATTATGATTATGTGAATTGTCTCACTCTTCACGAGAACAAATTGTATTCTGGGGGTGATGATGGTGTGATTCACATTTGGAATACAGAAACTTACGAATTGGTCGCGACTTTGAGAGGGCATACTAATTGTGTGAATTGTCTCACTCTTCACGAGAATAAATTGTATTCTGGGAGTGGGGATTATACTATCCGCATTTGGAACACAGAAACTCACGAACAAATAGCGATTTTGATAGGGCATACTAATTATGTGAATTGTCTCACTCTTCACGAGAACAAATTGTATTCTGGGAGTGGGGATAATACTATCCGCATTTGGAACATAGAAACTTACGAGTTGGTCGCGACTTTAAGAGGGCATACTAATAGTGTGAAATGTCTCACTTTTAACGAGAACAAAATGTATTCTGGGAGTAGGGATAAATCTATCCGTGTTTGGACGATTTGATAAACTTTTATACTTTTATACTTTTATACTTTTATACTTTTATACTTTTATACTTTTACACCTTTTTACATTTCAAACGCCGATTTTAACGACATAAAAAATAAAAAAAGCATAAAATCAATAGTAGGAATTTCACTTACGATGGTCTTACTTTTTTCTCTTCTGTTTTTATACTTGAAGAGGTGAAAGACGGAAGAAAATCATGCGATAGTCGGGCTCGACAAGCCCGCGATGCGGAAACATATGCAGCCGCTGGCGGAGAAGTTGATTGCCGCTGTGTTCCATCCCAAGAGGGTGGGTAGGGTGCTGGAGGAGTATGGGTATAATATTGTGACGGAGGAGTATTTCGAATAGATGTGTGTTGTGTTTGGGATTTTGAAAAATAAAAATAAAAATAAAAACAGGTTATACATGTTTTTTGTCAAATAGCTATGTATTGCAAAATTGAATTCGCGTTGGAGATTGTAACCGGACATATAAAGATACAATATGGGAGTAACGATCAAACCTAAACACGATTTCGAATGCGGACTATGTGAGTACAACACGAATAAAAAGTGGGCGTTTCACATACACTTGATGACAAAAAAGCATAAAACGAACATACGAAAACCATTTGTCAAACCGAAATATAAATTATTGGACTGGATTGATGAGAAAAAAATAAGCTGGTACGAGTTATCCAAAAATCCTGGTGTGATTCATATACTGGAAAAAAACCTCGATAAGATAAAATGGTACTATTTATCCTGTAATCCTGCGGTGATTCATCTACTGGAAAAAAACCTGGATAAGATAGACTGGGGACAGTTATCCGAAAATCCTGCGGCGATTCATCTACTGGAAAAAAACCCCGATAAGATAAACTGGCGCAGTTTATCCAGTAATCCTGCGGCGATTCATCTACTGGAAAAAAATCCAGATAAGATAAACTGGTATGATTTATCCAGTAATCCTGCTGCGATTCGTCTACTGGAAAAAAACCTGGATAAGATAGACTGGTATGATTTATCCAGTAATCCTGCTGCGATTCACATATTGGAAAAAAATCCAGCTAAGATAGACTGGTATGATTTATCCCAAAATCCTGCGGCGATTCACATATTGGAAAAAAATCCAGATAAGATAGTGTGGGGTGGTTTATCCCAAAATCCTGCGGCGATTCATCTACTGGAAAAAAATCCAGATAAGATAAACTGGTACTATTTATCCAGTAATCCTGCGGCGATTCATCTACTGGAAAAAAATCCAGATAAGATAAACTGGGAGTATTTATCCAAAAATCCTGCGGCGATTCATCTACTGGAAAAAAATCCAGATAAGATAAACTGGGAGTATTTATCCCAAAATCTTGGGGGGATATTCGATGCTTACGACATACCAGCGATGCGGAAACAGATGCAGCCGCTTGCGGAGGAGTTGATTGCCGCGGTGTTGCATCCCCGGCGGGTGGGTAGGGTGTTGGAGGAGTATGGGTATAATATTGCGACGGATGAGTATTTTGAGTAGATGTGTGTTGTGTTTGGGATTTTGAAAAATAAAAATAAAAATAAAAACAATTCGTATTGTTTTTATTGTAATATAACACTACTCACCACCGAATCATGTCACCTTAGTATCTTTTTGATAATATCTTCTTCCTCTTTTTCGTTTCCTTCCTCTTTTTCGTTTCCTTCATCGTTTTTGTGTTCTTCACAAATTTTCGTTTCCTTCCTCTTTTTCGTGTTCTTTGTTTCTTCACATTTTTTGTTTTCTTCACATTTTTCTTGTTTTTAGCACCGCCCCCTGGTGACGGTGAACCAGGTGGTGACGGTGAACCAGGTGGTGACTGTGAACTGTTATATCCCGTTTGGGATGGATTCAAATAGTCAAGTATAGTGTGACCTAAGGTTTCAGCTTGTTTGATCAATACGGAATGTCGGCTCACAATACTGTCGAGTTCTACAGATGGGTCGTATATGTCCTTGAATGTGGGTTTAAATAATGCACTGGCTTTAACAAATTTTTCCACATCCGTATGTAATTTCTCAACCTTTTCATTTTTGTCGTCCGCTGTGTCTATTTTTATCTCGTCCCACCTCTTTACTAATTCGGCGTAATCTTTTACTAATTCGGTGAATTCATTTTCTAATTCCTCCATTCGGTATACTATGTTGTGATTTTATTCTATATGTACGAGTATATTGGTTAGGTTTGGTTGCCGTGTGTAAAATGTCTAAAAGGGTGTATATTCAAGGGTGTATTTTTTCGTGTTCTTTGTTTTATGTCAATTTGGTGGGGTTGGTTGGTTGAATGTTTGTAACAAAATTGATATAAATTTTGTTACTCTTGTTTGTAATATAATACATATGGAATTGATAATGGAAAAATCGATTAGAATATCGATTGCTGATCGTGATGCGAAAGATTGGCGGCTCCGGTCGGCGGATAGTCTGGCTGATATTGAATCGCCGATGGATTTCCATCCGCATGAACTTAAGTTATTTGATGGTGACATTTTCACACGTGATGTGGAGTCGCATATGACATCGATTGTTTGTTCGCCTGTGCGCGAAGCACCTAATTTGCCTGGTATTCTTATAATGGTTGGTGGGAATCGCTATGGGGCTCATCCCACGAATCGCAATAAGCATTATTATAAGTGTTTGCCGGATGACCGTCGGTTGCCGGCATTTCTCGTTGCGTATGAATCGAAGCAGAATGTATTCTCCAAGGTTGCTCATAATCTTTATGTTACATTTAAATTCCATCACTGGAGTTCGAAGCATCCTTGTGGTACGCTGGTTCAGAATATTGGTGGGGTGAATAATATTACAAGTTATTACGAGTATATACTTTATTGTAAAGGGTTGGATGTTTCGACTACTGCGTTTTCGAAGCATGTGCATACGGTGATTAAGAGTTCACCTGATGTAGGTGGTATGGTTATGGAAATAATGCGTAAAAATCCTCGTATAGAGAATCGTGAGACGGAACATGTGATTACGGTTGATCCGCGTGGTGCGACTGATTTCGACGATGGGTTTGGATTTAAGCGATACGACGGGTATTTTATTGTATCTATTTACATAGCGAATGTTTCGTTATGGCTTGATGAGCTTGAATTATGGGATGTGTTTGCTGACCGTGTGGCTACGATTTACCTGCCTGACCGCCGACGGACGATGTTACCGACTATTCTCGGGGATTCGTTATGTAGTCTTCATGAAAATAAGCAGCGATTTGCTTTGGCGATGGATTTGGTTGTGAATGATTCTGGTATAATCGACGTGCGGTTTGCTAATGTTCTTATTTCGGTTTCGAAGAACTATGAGTATGATTCTCCGCGGGTATTGCGTGATAATGTGTATAATGGTGTCGTTGGTGCGTGTAGTATTATATCGAGATCACGTCCCGATTTCCGTCGCGGTTCGCATGCTTTGCGTGGACCACGGGACGTTGTTGAGTATCTTATGTTGCTTATGAATTTTGAATGTGCGAAGAATTTGAGTGCGCAGGACAATAATGGTATATACAGGTCTACTAATTTCCATGAACGTGTAAAAATTCCGGATACGCTCTCTGCTGATGTGTATTCGTATCTTGATAATTGGAATAATTATCAGGGAGAGTATGTTCATCGGGTTCGAACGGAACATAATATTTTGAATTTGGAATGTTATGTTCATATTACATCACCTATCCGTCGATTGGTGGATCTGCTCAATCAGATTGCGTTTCAAAAGAATAATTTCCTTGCAAACATGAGTGAGGGTGCTTTGGCGTTTTATGATAGGTGGACGACGTTTGAGCGTATGGATGCTATCAATACGGATATGCGTGCGATTAATCGGGTTCAGAATGACTGTAACTTACTGAAGATGTGTGTTACCGATCCGACTGTGACAGAACGGGAGTATGATGGTGTGATGTTTGGTCGCACGGAGCGTTCGGATGGATTGTTTCAATATATGGTTTATTTACCTGAGCTCAATATGACTTCGCGTATGACGCATACAGTTATGATGAAAGAGTATTCGTCGGGCGTGTTCAGGATTTTCATGTTTATGGAAGAAGACAGTGCACGAAAGAAGATTCGTGTGGGGATGGTTGGTGGTATTGAATCTGGGTTGAAATAGAACATGTGAGTTACTTTAAAATTACATATTTTTATTGGGAAACAATTTAAATATGTTGTTCATTATGTATTATCGTTGTGTAGAATGGGAAGTGAAATTCGCAATATAAATATTCTTGTGACCGGTTCATCTGGATTGGTTGGAAGTGCTATTCAGCGTGTTGTGCGTAATAAGGAATATGAGCATATTACTATAATACCTGTATCATCTGGTGTTTGTGACTTGACGAATCGCGAAGAGACGTGTGCTATGTTTGAACGGATAAAACCTACACATGTTATCCATCTGGCTGCCCGTGTTGGTGGTTTGTTCAAAAATATGAATGAGAAGGTTCAGATGTTGGAAGATAATATTATGATGAATTCTGTTGTATTACAGATGTGTCATAAATTTGGTGTTGAAAAGTGTGTTATGTGTTTATCGACGTGTATATTTCCAGACAAAACCAAGTATCCCATCGATGAGACTATGTTACACGACGGACCTCCACATGCGTCAAATGACGCGTATGCGTATGCCAAACGCCTTGCGGAGGTTCAGTGTCGTGCCTATCGGGAGCAGTATGGGTCAAACTTTGTGTGTGTGATTCCAACAAATGTATATGGACCGTGTGATAACTACAGTCTCACGGACGGGCATGTGATTCCTTCGTTGATTCATAAGTGTTTCAACGCGAAGAGAGATGGGGTATCATTTGACATTTCTGGGACGGGTCGTCCGTTACGACAGTTTATATATTCGGATGATTTGGCGCGTCTTATTTTATGGGTTCTTGAGAAGTATGACGAGACGGAACCTATTATATTGTCCCCACCGGAGGATTCTGAGGTAAGTATAGGGGACGCGGCTGCTCATATAGCCAAGGCGTTTGACTACGAACATATGTTGAATATTACTGGCGAGGGTCCAGACGGACAGTTCCGAAAAACGGCTTGCAATAATAAGTTGATGGAGCGTATTGGTGAATTTGCGTTCATGCCATTTGATATAGGGGTTGGTGAGAGTATTCGATGGTTTGTCAATAATTACGATGTTGTTCGAAAATAGGTGAGGGTTTTAGTAATTATTAATTTAATATTGATGTATTATATATGAGTAAATCATGGTGGGCGTTTAAAAAGCAACAATACGAAGAACAAGATAAAAATGTTAAATACTTGAAGATTAAAGAGCCGGAAACAATAGATGAATATTACGCCAACAATCGATATTTAGGTCATAAGGATAAGGTTTTAAGAGAGATAAAACAGCATTTGGATATAATAGCGCTGAGAAAACGGTCGGACGAAAGAGGATTAGGAGTAAACGGTAGGCGACTAACACTTGATCAACTACAATTTATATCGCCTGGGGATTCGACTGAACTTCAAAAAAATATTGCTGAAAAGGCTGCAGAGATATACGATGGTCTTGTTGAGAAAAATGAGCTAAAACCGCATGAAATAGAAGAACTGGAGATTAAAAAAATCATGAAGGGACTCAAGACGTATGAAGAAGCAGAAGAAGAGGGTTATGGTTTTGATGGTTATAATAATTACGGTGATGATTACGGTGATGATTATTGTTGGAATAGTGAAGATCAAAAAGAATATGAAGAACAAGAAGCCGCACAGCGTGAGTTTGATGCTACGAAAAAATTTATGGAGGATGTAGAGATAAAACGTGCATTTGAAAGAGAACAACAAAATCCAAAAAATGTTAAAGCGAGAGAAGAAGAAATGAAACTATACAGAAAGAGTGTAAACACGGACATACCTCCTCCTGTGCCGATGAGTACATCAGTAGAAGGAGGACTACCACCTGGTTGGGTTCAACAAACATCGAGAAAATCGGGTAAAATTTATTGGAGAAATATCAATACTGGTGAAACAAGTTGGACCGACCCAACGGTTGGTGTGAAGATGCCATCAGTATCATCATCATCCGCATCAGTACCAGCACCACCATCAGCATCATTATCAGCATCAGTACCAGCACCACCATCAGCACCAGCACCACCACCAACTATACCAGCCGGTTCAACATGGAGAGCATATTGGTCCAAAACGAAAAATAATTGGTATTATTTTAATTCGGTAACGGGTGAACGTAGCTGGACACCTCCATCAGCATCAGTACCAGCACCACCATCAGCATCAACACCGGCACCACCATCAGCACCAGCACCACCACCAACTATACCAGCCGGTTCAACATGGAGAGCATATTGGTCCAAAACGAAAAATAATTGGTATTATTTTAATTCGGTAACGGGTGAACGTAGATGGACACATCCATCAACGCTTGGTGGGAAAAAGGCAATAAAAAGTGTGAATGGCAAAACCAGAAAACCTAAGGGTAAAACGAAGAAGCTACAACAGCGAGGAAAAGGTCAAAAGGGTAATAAAAGTAGAAAAGGTAATAAAAGTAGAAAAGCCCGCAAGAAGCAAACGCGTTCAAAATAGAAGTCTGTGTTTGTGTATGAATGCTATTAGTCCCACGATTGGGTCTATTAGTAATGGGACGAATGTGTATTTGTTGTGATTGAAAGCAAACACAGCCGCACAGAGGAATATGGTTCCGTGAAGCGGTCGAAGGTTTTTCCACCATGTATCGCCACCGCCTTCGGGTGCGTTTAGTCTCCCGTTTGTAAAGTATAGGTACATCATAGATAATCCGATAGCGGTAGCTCCTATGCCGACGAGTGGTAGAAAACTGGGTGATATTACGTATGCGATGTATGCAAAAGAGAATCGAATTGGTATGCATGTGAATGTGAATAGTAGTTGTCTGGTTGTAAGATCCATATAATATGAAAAAATATTATATTATATGGTATGATGTGTTTTACGAGAAACGTGCTATATACTCCTTCGCCATCCGTTTAAAGTATGTGGAAGTGAATGTATTTTGATTGCACATGATGACGAGTGCGTGTGACTGTGTTACGGTATTTAATGTGATATAAAAAGAGTCGAAATAATAATCTACATCGGTCCATTGGTCGAATGATTTATCTGGGCGAATATAGTTGCATTTTTTTGCAATTTCGAGGTATTCAATTAATTTTGTCATGAATTGTATATATTATACTATATAATGTATATTTAATAAGTTTTACGCATATACATATATATGTTTGTTGATGACGACGGCACCTATACGTATAGAGACTGAGACGTTGCGATATACTTTGTCATCATGGCGGGTATCTGTGATAGTTTGTGACTGATGTCAATTCGTGCGATGAGTTCGCATGCGTTTTGTAGTTCAAGGACGATGTTGACTATTTTGAGTATTGCCTTTATGAATTCACCTGTTGTGATTCCCTTTTCTTCCTTAAGTATATTCAAAATAGTTATACATGTTGATTCGTCGTCGCATGAAGACCAGCTAATTATTTCTTCTATGATGTCATAATGGAGTTCGACATCAGGGTCTTCGATTATATCGTGAATACCTAATTCCATTTGTCCTTTCATATTTTCGGTCATAATATCTTGTAGTCGTGTGATTGCCGAGGACAGTGGTTTTGTAATGGATCCACCGCATGTGGGTGGTCCGGAGCGTGTGTCATCGCTGACGCGGATATTTGTGAAACAGCTGATGAAACCTGCCATTTCGATTGGTGTCATTTCATGAAATGTGGGATCGTTAATCATGCGTCCCATAGCTAGTCCTGGTCCCTCACGGACGAGCATAGTCATACGACCTGTATTTGTTACGGAAGGTTCGTTGTTATCTATACTTATATAGCCGTTGGCAACGAGATAATTAAATTTCACGTTAATTGTTCCGCTAAAATATCCCATGATGTCGTCGCGTGAGCGTTCACGTGATGTTAGTTCATCTTTTTGTTTAGCGAGTGAGTCGAATATTTGTTTATTTTCTTTAAATTTTGTATTATTTTTTCCTATTTCTGTGAGTGTTTTGAGTATTTTTTTTCGTTTATTTCCTGTTACTGTGGTTAAGGACTGTTCAAGTTGGACATATTGTTCTATTTGTTCCATGTCGGTTGATGGGATACCATTAGAACTGTTTTTGACAGTTTCGCGAAGAGTTGTTATTTCTGTGTTGATTCCCGAGAGCATACGATTGAGGTCGCCGCGTAGCATGCTTTTGTTTGAATAATTTTCCAAGTCGGTATATTTTAGTCCCATATCTACCATATTGAGTATAATATCAAAATTAATTGTGAATTTCGATGTTAATTTTTGAGGGGTTCCACCGACGATGTCTTTATATGTAGATACATCTGGATAATGTTCTCCCCACATTAAATTATTAAGGTGTATGACATTTCCTACTGTGTCTATTCCGCGACGTCCAGCGCGTCCAGCCATTTGTGTATATTCGTGACTATGAATAAAGCGTGTTCCTCCGTCGGAATATTTGTGTAGAGCTGTGAAAACCACGGTTTTTGTTGGCATATTGATTCCTACGGCAAATGTTTCTGTAGCAAAGAGAGCACGTATGAATCCTTTTGCAAAAAGTATCTCTATCATTTCTCTAAACACGGGTACGATTCCGCTGTGGTGTACGGCGATTCCTTTTTTTAAACATGATATGATAAAATGGTATTCTGGAAGACACGTGTATTCGCTATGGTTTGGGAGTTTTCTTAGAATTTTCCCACATTCGTGTTCAACGATGCTGGGAATTTTCGAATCATGTGGGAAAAGTGATATACTGATATTTTTGGCGAATCTTTCTACATTTTTGCGTGAAAATACGAAGAATATTGCGGGAAGCATATCCCGTTGTTTTAGAAACCCTAGGACGCTTTCTATAACGAATTCGTTTGTAACACGTACTCTGTGTTGAAATATCATTTGAAGAATTTTATTTGTTTTGTTTGCGGTTTCGTCTACAAATACGCCTGAACTTGTGCGGATAACATGAAAATCTCCACAGTAATCCCTGACAGTCTTTTGTATCTCTTTATTTTTCTCATGTTTATAGAATCCGTCTGGTGTCACAATATAATTGTAATGTGTTAATGGTACGACTCGGTGGTTGGTGGGGGCGAGCCATACATTTTTATTGGATTCGATATATCTGTCTTCACACCACTTTGCGAATACGTCGGCGCGGTCGATGGTCGCTGATAGCATTACCAGTTGGACGTGTTCTGGGAGCATCATTATGCTTTCTTCCCAAACTTTTCCCCTGTCGGCATCATTTATGTAATGGACCTCATCGAAAATGACGCATGCGAGTTCGGTCTCAATATTTATTTCAAAGTGAAGGTTAGTGGGTTCTATATTTTGGTTCCGTTGATATAGGTTGTTTCTGAGAATTTCTGTCGTCATTATTATGATGTCTGCCTCTGGATTAAATTTTATATCACCTGTGATGATACCGACCGATATGTCTGGGAATTGTTTTCTGAATTCATCAAACTTTTGATTGGATAGGGCTTTGATCGGGCTTGTATATATGACTTTTTTTCCCTGTGAGCAGAATAGCTTTATAGCAAATTCAGCTGGCAAAGTCTTGCCGGAACCTGTGTGAGCGGTTACTAGAACATGGTCGCCTTTTACGATACTGGTGAGGGCGTATTTTTGAAAATCGCTCAGGTCGAATGGGTATGTGGAAAAATGAGACGACATATCTCTGCGTTGTTCATCGGTAACGAGAGTGCTTGTTTCATATGGGTCGGTGCATGTGAATACCATATTGTTATTTTGTATATGGATACGATAATAATAGTTATTATATCAATTTTGTTTTGTGGTGAATATACCTGAGTATTTAGGGACAATAAATATGAGTAATGTGGGATGGTCGATTTCATGAAATTTAATTTCTCAAGGTAAAACATATATGGACCAATTAGAAAACGCTGGTTCAAACAATAATAAAAAGGACACGTTTATGGGACATGTGTTCAAATTCGACGATGACACAAAGTGTGAAGTTTTAAATATAATTCAATATGCGGTTTTATGTGTAATTCCAGTTGTATTGCTCAATAAATTTGTGCGCAGATTTATTCCAGAGGTTGACGAGACGAAGGGATCTTTCGAGTTAGCGCTCGAAATTGTTGCTCAAATGATAACACTTTTTGTAGGCATGTTCTTTGTCAATCGACTTGTGACTTTCGTGCCAACATATAGCGAAAAGCCATATGAACCATTTATTATGACATCTATTGTCATGTCATTTTTGGTTATCACGATGAGTCTCCATACTAAGCTTGGAGAGAAGGGCAACATTATTTTTGAGCGTTTAATGGTTGCTATCAACGGTGAGGCAGAAGAAGAGCCTGATAACAAAAAAGAGCAGAAACCTTCTCATATCTCGATGCCAACACCTGAGCGTTTAACTAAAAAGAATGAACCAAACCAGGTCAACTATAATTCTATGCATGGGGGCGGTTCTAATCCCCTTGTTGGAAACACAAATACTCCTCAAAATGTTCATATCCCACAAGAGAATGATCTAATGGCAGCGAACGAAGCACTTGGTGGCTCATTTGGTTCGATGTTTTAGATTTGATGTCCTACTGTGTTGGATTTACAACATTTATAATTTAATAATAATATTTCTACAATATTATTAAATTCAATAAGCCATATTATCTTTTTTTGTTATGACGTTTTCGTGTTATACGTGTGGATTTTTTGTGTTTTTTAGTCATTCGTCGTTTTTTGGTTCCACCGCCGTTCCTCTTCCGTTTCAGGACCCGTACCCATGTGCCATCGGTCTCCTCGTTCAGTTGGTCTATTTCCTTTCGTAGTTCTTCACCGGATGGGGGTTTCCAATACGGTCTCGTAAGTTCCTCCTCATTTATGTTACATGCTTTGGTATATTCGGATTCGTGTTCTGAACCTGAATCTGAACCTGATTCTGAAACTGAACGAGAACTACATGACGACCGTGGTGTATATACGTCTATTTGGTTGGATCCCCATTTAATACTACTACCCATTTCACGCTCACGCTCCCGTTTCCGTTTATCTTTAGCCCACTTATTCCTTTTTTCTCTTACTTTGTCGGAGGCTGGTTTAGATTTACGTTGTGTTCCCAACCCTGATTTTTTTCTTTTCTTGCTAGGGTTACCATTCTTCTCGTTGGGCATATAATTATACAATATATTTTTTTATATTTACAGAAGACTCTTGAGAGCTTTTGGTATTTTTTTATGTTTCTTAAATAACATCAGCATATTCGTATTTTTTGTAGCTATAAGTGATTGTACTAATTCATTACTGACTATAATATCTTTGTGTTTTAATAAAAATTCCACATATGGTTTAAAAGAACTATTACAAAGAAAGCTATGTGTTAGTTCATACAATATACTGCGGTTCCACGGATCATGTTTCACATTTACATCGAATTTTGGATTATGAATAATTTTGTCAAGTTGTTCAATTGAGTATTTTTTTCTTGTTTGGTCATCACCATATAGTTGTGTATATCGAAATACTTCATGACTATCAAATGGCATTATTTTTTTACACGTTTCTCTTATATCTGAACGACATATTGGACATGTTGGTTGTTCTCGCTTGCTCTTACACCATCCAATTAAACACCCTTTATGAAAAAGATGTTTACATTTTGTCTTAATATGTCCAGACGTTATCCTATCTAAACATATGGCGCATGTGTTCTCTAAAACAGATTCGCATTTTTGTGTGCGTCTATTCTTACGCGTTCCGTTGGGACAACGATGTCTCTTCGTTGGCATATTATATATATTCCAGAGATTTTTTTGATTCTACCGTTGTTGTGTTTTTTGTTTGTTTTCAAATGTGTAAATCACACTACTCCCATAACACAACCGGTGGTTCAGTCCATTCACTATACGCGATGGCTTTGCTTGTGGGGCGCTCAAGCGCGAGCAACGTGTCCAGCGCCATCTTCCGGCGATTTATTGGTTTCATGGCTGAGGGTAATTTTCGCGAGTAGAATTTCCATGCCCACTCGAATTGGAGTGC